GGAACACCAAAAAATTTATATTTTCCATTTACTGCAGTGCTAGTCGCAGAAGTTGCATTTGATAAATTATAGGAAGCTATAGCTCTGGGTTCCCCGTAGACCATGTATCTAGGCCAGAATGGACTTTTCCTGAATGCCTCAAAAAACCTACGATCAATAAAAGTAGCTAATTGAGTTTGCTCATCTGCCGTAAGTGCAACTGCACCAATTAGATGCGTACTAAGAGCAAATAGATCCTTGTATTGCCTAGTTTGCATTATGCTTTGTTTGCGCTAAGTTCAGGGAACTTCTTGTTGTAATACTTAATGAATTCTTTTGAATGCACGGTATCGTGCCCGTACTTCTTAGTCAATCTAAAAAAATCCCTAGCTGGGATTGTAGCTACGCATTTACCAAGGGCTGGATGCGTTTTGCCTCTTTGCCGATTTGCTTCTTTAGCAGCAATATCGGTTCTTTTTTTCTCCAGGGCGACCTCGCGCTGATATCCAGTCTGAATCTCGCGCATGAATGCACGATCGACTTCTCCGTCCGAGTACCTTGGAAGGTTTGGAATAATTATATCCATAAAAAAAGGTGGGGGGCCGAAGCCCCCCGACCAGAATTAATTAGTTAACGAACTTGCTTGGATCAAGTATTTTTAATCCAATGAACAGTTTACCTGCTGTTAGATCAGCGTGAGTACCGTTGATTTCAGCGATAACATCTGTTGCAGTTTGTACAAGTTTAACAGGAAGTGCGCCACCAGCAATGGTGGTGTTTCCTGCACTTTGAACAAATGCATCACCTGTATTAGCAACAGGTGCAGACATGCCGTCTACGTCAAGATTGTCAATGAACTCATCGGGATCGCCAGTGGTTGTACCTAAATCAAGAGTGATGTCGGAAGCTCCAGCGAATGCCTCAGCCTCGTATGCTACAGCATAGACTACTCCACCCCCAGCAGGGATGGTACAGATCTTTACTTGGTTTGCAGCGCCGATTGTAGACAGGAAACCTGATGTTTGTAGTTCGGTATGATCGATAACGGTGTAGTGAGTGAAATCACCGTTAGCTTCATTTACTGTTGGAATAGCCATTTTATTATGTTCCTTTTTTTAAGGGTTAAGCAATTGCAGTAATCTTACCGTGAGCTTGTGGATGATACACTAGAGATGTAAGTGCACAATCAACGTAGCCTCGTTCACCAGCTCCAAGATTTGGAAGGCGAGTGCTTCCCATTGGAATTAGCTCAGAAATACCGAAGTATTCAGGGTTGATGAGATATCCTGTGTCCTTGTTGTTTGTGTCAGGAGCGCAATCAGGATTCATGTTAACGATGGAAACCATGCCGTGATCACTTTGGTACATTTCAACCGAAAGAGTGATTTGAGCTTCGTTACCATTGTAGCTAACACGACGAACACCAGCGGCACTTCCATCAGCAACATCAGCGCCAAAACGAGCGAAGTCACTGATCTTACGACGAAGAGCAGTATCAGCAACAAGAGTCAAGCTCTCAGTTGTACCAGTCTCGCGGTAGATGCTAGTGATAAGGTTGTTAAGAACTGTTTCAGTGAAAGCACTAGATCCGTGAATAGAATCGGTGCTAGTACGGAAGTCAGATGGGACTGGGTTCACAGCTTGTGCGCCGTTCTGTAGCCATTTGCCAAGACCGCGAAGTTTGTAAGGAGTACCAGCTCCGTCCTCTGATGACATTTCGTTGTCAGAGATGAGAGTAGCTTCTACATTACGCTTTAGCTCGCGGATTGCCTTAGCTTCAGCTTGAGCAACCTTAGCAGGGCCAACCGAGTCAACAGCTTCCTGAAGATCAGATACAAGGTAATCCTTGCGGAACTTCTGAATGTAGTTGCCAAGACGAGCACGCTTTGAGAACTTGTCCGTGAATGAAGTGATATCGGAACCTTCCGAGATACCGTCAGTGCTTACGTCAGCAAGAGTATCAACAGTCCACTCAACGAAAGTGCTGTTTGCTTTTTGCTTGGAAGCAGATGATAGAACAGGAGTTTCTTCTGGAGCCAAAATAGTCAAGACATCAGTGAGGTCCTCACGATTGGATACAGACGAACCCTGGCTAGTTACACCAGTAGGTGCAGGGGAGAATGTATTAGATAGTGACATTGTATTATATTATTGAGATAGTTGAAGTGTTCTGAGTCGAATGAAGTCGTTTTTCTTACCACTTTTCAAAAATTGACTGGATGCATTCTGTAGATTTTTAACAGAACTGGGCGTTCTCTTGTCGGATTTAGCCGACGCAGGAGTGCTGGAAGGCGGAATAAGTCTACCCGTTTTGGGTTCATCCTGTACCAATTTTCTTCCGAACATGCTGTTTGCTGCATGCGCCAGAAGATAGGGCATTTGAGCTGAAACCTCTGGATCGAACTTATCTAGTCCTTTTAAGCGCTCATCACTAAGCATTTCATTGTACTTGGAATTTACCTCATTGTCATCCTGCATCCACTTGAACTCTTTCTTTGCTTTAGAAAGTAGTTTCTCTCCTGATTCTTTTGCATCCTGTATGCGTTGAATCTTTTGAGCTTGTGCAGGGATGAATTTTTTTTCGGCTTTCCTAGCATTCTGAAGATACTTTCTTACATCGGATTTGGTCATTTCTTTGCCCTCGACCTCTGTAATGACTTCATCAGCTGAATAACCATCACTGTTGAATATAAGATCCTCGGCCCATTCAATTACTTCTTCCACTTCCTTTGCAACTGATTGCAGTTCATCGATATTTTCTAAGTGGCTATATGGGTTTTCTGAATCCTTAACTTCAGGCGTGACTTGGCTCTTGGCTTGCGCCTTGAGCTTTTCTAGTTCAGCTTCTGCTGCTTTACGCTTTGCTGTTAATTCACCGAATCTTTTTACTGCACGGCTACCGAGCTTTTCGGATAGTTCGTTCAGTTCATCTTCGGATAAATCATCCAATTCAATCTGAGAAAGAACATCCTCTGAAGTCTCCTCTTGGGTTGATTCCGATTGCTCGGACTCCTCCTCTGAAGTTTCTTCTTCGGAATCCTCGTTAATGCTATTATCTTCTGCAACGGCTTCAGGTGCTTCAGCAGCTTCCTGCTCAACTTGATTCGTCTCCGAACCAAGAACCTGACCCTCCTCTGCGGTTTCTGTAGTCTCAGGTGCTTGCGCGGTCAATTGACCAGCTCTGCTCCTGGTGAACTCTGATAATGACATGTTTGTCGCCTGCTTGGGTGCAGCTTCGGCGATTGCTGCTTCTTGACTTTCATTCATAATAACGCTTTTTACGCCAGCGATGGCGATGATGCATTATAGCACTACTTTTTCGTCAATTTAAGAATTAGGAAATCTAGCCGATAGACCTTCCCAATCACAGAGCTCTATAATCTCATCAAGCGCTAAGATTCTGCCCGAGGTTTGCTGAATTACTTCTATATCAGCTTTGTGCAAATCCTGTATGCAATCCTCTCGCATCTGTACGATTTGATGCACAAAAGAAGCGAAAGCTTCGTGATGCTTCAAAGTTTCAATATCTTCTTGCAGCATAATTACTCAGCAGCCTGAGTCTTTATATCTCCGACTCTAGCAGCCTCAGTGCCAAGTTGTCCGAACTCAGTAGCGTTTATAATTTGTTGCTCCTGGAAAGTGTACTGGCTTGCGTATTTATTCAATCTCTCGGCGAACATTTGATCCTGCTGCAGTCTAGCTGCAATGTCGGGTTGCTGCGCGTATTGTTGTATTAGTTGGCTAGCTACTTGACCACCATTTGGTCTAGCTGGCATTTCTATACCCGAGAAGATTTTGGCTAGATCATCAAGTATTTGATTTTGAATCTCTTGTGAAGCGGTTTCTGTTTCCTGCATGATGGTATCTGCAAGGACAGGATCAATGTTGGACATTGCTGCAGTCAGAAGACTATCAACGTTCACGCGTCCACCTCTGTCAAGTTTCAATAGACTAATCATTTGTTCTATCTTGCTGGATTGAGTTTCTGGGTCGGTGCTTAGACTATCAAAGGATATTGTAATGTCGTAGTTCTCGTCAGGGGATCCTTTCTGAAATTGAACGGGGTCAGGCGCTCCAGTAACTCTGAAGTACACGTAGTCAGGTCCGAAACGCTGAAAACAAGTAAAGCACATGTTTATTACGTCCGAGCAATGCTTCAGGAACTTGTCCACTAGGAACTGCCTGCGAGCAACGCTTATTTCATCATCAGCTAATCCAGTGAGTTGATTCGCTTGGTTCTCCATGCGATTCTCCATCTCTATACTTGTTTCAGCTGAAGAGGCTGGAGGTGGTTCCATGTACTGGTAGTCGTTCTCGCGCCTGCGCGGAATCAAGGAACCAGGACCAAAATTAGATGGCGGCTGATTGAAAGGGTGCAGTATAGGGGGAAGTGTAGTTATACTGTTGCGATCTATCCTGGTATCGCGCTCCACCTTTACTTGTTGCTGCAATCCTTTCAGTTGGGCTGGGATTGAAGTAGCATCGTACAGCCGTTTACTATTGTCCTCTTATCTC